CAACGCTCACATGTAGTCTTAGGCGCTTCATCCGTCATGAGTAGCTGGCTCTAGGTAAGTACCCTCTTTACCCGCAATTTTTAATAATTCGTCGTCGCTAAGGCGCTCTAACTGCTTCGCCCCGTTAATCTGCACATTTACCTGCGTGGATTGCTGCGCTTCTTTAGCTAAACCGTGCAATCTCACTAGGCTATCGACGGTGTTCTTCATTTCTGTGGCGTTTGCCGAGGAAACATAGGCGTTCATGTACATTGAATGGGCTTCATTCATGCCGAACTTGACCTGCTCACGCATTTCATCGCGGAAATAGGCGATGGCCTTCACTACGTTCTCGGTTTTTGCGGTTGACCAAGCGACTTGTGGGGAGGAATACCCAGCAGCGCGGCCAGCGGCGGCGATAGACATCCCGCTGCAAATAAATTGCACCAGCTTCTCCTGCTGAACAGTCAGCTCACCGGCCTTCAGCCCCATATATGGCATATGAGACTCGAATTCCGACCGAGACATTTCCTCAGTGGATGGTTTGGTTGCCGTCATCGAAGAAATACCGATCACCTCGCAATATATTCGACTTCGCTGACTCATCTAGCCGTACAAAAACAGGAGGAGATACGAACTCAATGCTGTCGATGTCCGCTAAAAAGCCGTTTATTTCATTTTTTTCGTAGCCTGCGTTTTCAAGTAGTGCGATTGCTGCGTCATAATCGTAGACAAGCGTAGGTGCCTTGCCCTGCACACTGACTTGGTAGCCCAAAAGCGCCTCTTCCAGACCCTCTAGGCATAACACTTCTAGGCTATCCTTCATTAGTGAATAATAGCTGTACTAATGTTTCTTTGCAAATGAATGCGAAGCGATATTCTCGATCCACCAGAAGAACATTGGCTCACTTAGGGTGTGCTTCATAAAATTAACGCGGTGGCAAACGAGGTGGACGTTATCGCTGCGGTAACCTACTTCTGGGTTTTTGCGGTCTAGGGATGCATTGAGGTCTTTGTGGCCGGTGCCGTCGCGGAAAGTTGTCATCAATACGCCCGAGTACGCGCAGCGCATCTCCTGGGCTTCAAAAAGCTGCACTAAATCGTCGGGTGTGAGCACCCACTCAAGACCCTCGGGGTTTCGTTTCCCCGACGTGTGCAGGTGCTTTTGAGAAGAACAAATCTTACTAAAGTAACTGCGGGGCTCGTTAACATACAAACGCTGCACTGCAACACATTCTTTGCATTTGCGCATTCTGTTACTTGTGGACCTGCCCCCGTTTTTCTTTAGCTCAAAATCTTCTTCGGTCTTGCTTTGTTTGCAAGTGTTACATACGAAGGCTTTAGGCATGGGCAACAGCTTAACTAATATTTACTAATAAGTCGATTGAATGATTTCGCAGAAATTTTTTAAAAAATTATAAATAACATTCGCTTACGCACTATCTCCCCCCTCGTCCCTTTCCCCACCCCCTTCCCCCGATTCAAGATCTTGAACCTTCTTTTCGCATTCAATGCTGGAACCTTGTCCTGGGACTCTAATCACTTACTAGTTATCACTTCACTCGTACCTCGCTCAGTAGTCGGTTGTTCCTGTGTTCATTAATCAATCATTAGGAGCTACATCATGGCTACATTCTCATTCGACTCTATCTCTCAGCGTTTCAACAAGGAATTCACCGGCAAGCCTCAACTCGACAAGATCCTCAACAAAGCCCAAGACATCACCATGGACTCAGCAGAGTGGGTCGGCAAGAACTCAGACACCATCCTACTCGGTGCTGCCGCCTTAATGCTCGGTGACATCGCTGAATCCCTCGACACTCTCGAATCGCTCTCTACCCTCGACATCGCGCTCGAACACAACCTCATCTAAGGAGATAGACCATGGAAAACTACACATGCCTCAGGGAGACCGGCAAGCGTCGGCTCTACGCTATCACCAACCCTGCGTGGAACGCTCGCCTCTCGGCATCCGACGACGCTACCCAAGCCTTTGCCTCGTTCTTCGAGAACAGCTACCACGAGTCCGTCACTCACATTGCCCACGGCAAGATCAACACTGACCAGTGGTACTTCAAGACTCTCTACTTACCAATCATGGAGGGCGAATAGCCCTTCAACCCTTATCACTTATCAAAGGAGCTACATCATGTATATCTCTATCAAAAGCATCGCAATCTTCCTCTTATCCGTCTACGCACTCGCATGCGCTTATGCCTACGCGACCCAGACCGTTGTCAATCCCAGCTCAATCACTGACGACTACATCTGCATCAAAGACTCGATGCCCGACTCTTACGTCTGTATGCCCAAATCCAAAGATCCTATCCCTTGGTATCTCAAGCCCGTTAGAACCATCAACCCTTAACCCTTATCAATTGACCCTTGTCAAAGGACAACTGCTCATGATCACTTTAGTCTCAATATCTACCGTCTTTACCATCAACATCGTACTCTGGACCCTCAGCCTCATGGCTTATGGACTACTTAGCCTCTATCTCTGGTCAATTGACAATGGTCTAGAGTACGTTTCCAACCGCAGGGACAACGAACAACGCCTAACTCAACACTTGTTAGGCATCAACCGCTTCGGTAGGCAAGTTCAACGCCCATCCCTGCTCCTCTACCCCTTAATACTTGTCGGTTCAGCAACGACAATGGCCACTTTCTGGCTCTTCACCTACATCTTGTTCCTACTCTAGGGTCAAATGTCCACTGTCCATGGCCAATCGGTCCATGTGTGCCACATTTCGACCCGTGTGACAGCTTTTACGCAGTGTGTGCCAGAAATGTGTGCCAACTTTCATTTCCCCTTAACCCTTAACATTCAACAACTTAACCCTCATTTACCAAAATGTGTGCCATGTGTGACGCCTTTTTAGACCTTGTTTTAAAAAGAGTCGTTACCTAAATATAAAAACCACTTTCAAATGAACTCAGAAAAAAGCTGTCACACTGTCACACACTACAGAAATAATGCCTTATATCATTGATTACTATACGAATAGTGGTCACTAACTTCTGGCACACAATCTGGCACACATCCTAAAAAACCCGTCACACACACCAAAACTTGGCACACAAGTCCACACATTGTGTACGGATATTCGCTCGTACCTCACTCATTAGTCGGTTCGTTTAGTAAGTGTCACTTGGCACTTATCCCTCATCAATAGGAGATCAACCATGTCACTCGACAAGCTAGTAACTAACCCTCAAACCCCGTTATTCGACCTCAAGGACGAGTTTCGCAAGATACATAACGATTGGTGCTTGGCAAATGACGTGCCTGAAGCACAAATCAAGCCTGAATCTGGAGAAGACATCATTGAGGCAGAGCAACGCATCACTGATCGTGTCTACTTCGCAACCATGGAGAAACGTCATGTCAAATGAATACCAAGTCATTCAATGGGATTACAACTCTAACGACCTCCCACAATCCGAAAAGATAGTCTTTGAAGGCACTGAGCAGCAGTGCTCGGACAAAGTTAAGTGGGTACTCGCAAATCTCCCAGAAAACATTGATGCAATGGTCATCAAAGCATCAGATCAGTTTCCCCTTGGCCTACGTTAGACACGCTCGTACCTCACGCGTCAGTCGGTCGTTTTTGTATGTCTTGCGATATTAGTAGGACATATATTACATTAGTCACCATAAAGGAGGCGTCATGCCAAAAATAATCAACTTGCACCTTGAGAATTGGTCCTTGCTCATTGCCACTTGCGATGAACAGGAGCAAATCGACAGAGATGACCAAATGGATCGTCTCGATTTAGCGCAAATAGAAGATCTTATCAATTACGAACCTTCATTTTATCAATCATCACTTTAATCAATTAATCCACGTATGGAGATTACAGCTATGGCTAGCAACAACAACGGTTACACCTTACCCGCAAACCTCGACGCAGACCGCGAAGAGCTTACCTATCCACGCCAAACGGAGCACGACCACTACACGGCAGACACCATTGCAGACCCAGAGGGTACTGAGCAACGTGAACGCCGTCGTGAACAGTGGCCATCGTTCGTGTTAGAGAACTTCTACGAGGACACCAAGTCTTTGTGGGGCAAGCCTAACAAGAACGACGAATCGCTACTTCGTCCAACAGCGGCTTACATCATGGAGTGCATGTCGTTTTCAGAGATATCTGACGAAGACAACGCGGCCATGACAAAGCTCGCTAATGCACAGTCTGACATGTTCGACACGTTGCTCAGTTCTTACAGCAACATGCTCGACGCTGTAGACGGCGCTACGACCTTCGAGATCATGAAATCTGTAGCCAACATCACCACCAACAACCTCGCCAAGCGTGCCATTGCCAAAGCAACGTACTTCAGTGCAACGGGTCGCTTAACAGAGTCTTACGAGGAAATTCCAGAGTATGTGGAGCGCATGCAAGACCGCATGTTCGAGGCATCAACACAAGCCGCCGTGTGGAAACAAGTACACGCCGCTTTGTGGTCTCACCTCAAGTGGAACAAGTCGCCTATCTACTTCACAGAGAACGCGATCAAGAACGAGCTTGCACAAAAAGCACGTTACTTCGACAAGACCTATCGCCCCGTCAAGCCTGCAACGGCGACATGCGATGACCTGAGCAAGTTCAAGGTGGCGTGCTAACGGTTAACTCCTAGACCGGCGCTCCTTGATTCGCCCTTCGGCTGGCCCATGACAGTCGGAGGGCTTTTTTAAACCCAGGACAATTACGTGCTCAACGGAGGCAAGTATGCCGAACAACGTAAACGTAATCATCGTCACAAATTGCAGTACCGACAGCTACGACTGCGAGCTGTTGGTTAAAGCCTATTCTGTCTATCCAAAAAATCTAAACCGCGAATACTTTGAGCACATGGTGCTACAGCGTGGTTATGAACTATCCGAAGAAGCCTTCAAAGACTTCTGCGACCCCGCCCTCATCCCTTTCGGCATTCTTATCGAACCAGACTTCATGTACTACGAAGACAAAGAGCAAGGCTACACCGAGCACCAAAGCACCTTTCACATCGATGAACAGTACGTCATTTGGTACGAAGAAGGCGAAATGGAAACTATCCATTACTACGGCGACACCCACGAATGCTGGATGAAACCGCGCAGAGAGGAGAACTCATGAACCGCGAAGAATTCTGGGCATGGTTAGACACCTGCCCTACCCACAAATGGGAATGCGTCCAGATAGAAGGTGACTACTGCCGAATCATATTCCCACTAGATGAAGAGGACGACGCCGATGAAGACTGAACAAATAGCCCCCAGCTTTTGGCAAGTGACCCTTAACCATGAACAAACAAGGCTTGTCTTCTGGTCACAAACCAGCCGTCAAGCCGCAATCCAAAAAGCACACGATTACGTGCTTACCAACCCAAGCAGGAAAACACAATGCGTCCAACCAAGGTAGAAATTGAACCGATGTGGACGACCAAAATGCAGCAACTACTTTGCATCCTGGAGAACCCAGAAGCTGATCCAATAGCAATTAACGATGCGCGAACAGTACTTCTCAATTTGGCCACCTACATCGACATCGTTAACTCAATGCAAGAAGGCATCTACGAACAGACTCTGTCCTTCGAGCAATCATCCTCAACCCTTCACTAGGAGTGTGCACCCATGCCATCAGTTGAATACGTCGAAATTGAATATCAAGCAAACGTCGATATCGAAGATGTCACTGTCTACGACCACGAAGTAAGTACTTGTTTTGACCCTTCAGAATACAAACAGGAAGTGCTCGACGCTATCAAGTTCGACGGCTCAAGCGACCTGCTCACATGGGCAGTTCGAGAGAAGAACATGTCTGCCGACGACATTTACCAAACGCTTCTCGATCACAACATGGTCAGCACGCACCTGCGCACGAATCAGAAGGAACTCAAACAATACTCATTGGAAGAGCTCTTCACGGAGATGCTGCGCCGACATGTGGAGGATATTTGATGAGTTCTTCTTTCGAGCAAAGAGCCCTGCAACCTTTCCTAAACGACATCAATCGATACTTACCTACAGAAATTCGCTTCCCTTTAACTCAAGACATGGCCAACACAATAGGCTCTGAACTTGACTCCAAGTTGTCCCCAGAAAATTTACATGAAGATGGCGAAATCACAAATGCACAAGCCGATTATAAAGGCAGAGCCCTTATGGCTCGTGTTCATAGCCTTCGCAAGTACTGCGCTAAAAACAACTTAAACACACCTGAA